TTGTAACTGTAGCCGCATTACTAGAAGATGTAACATCAGCCATAATCATATAGACTTTAGAATGACCAGAAAATTTTATAAAATCTCCAGCCTTTAATCTTCCAGCACCATCAGCGTGAAATCCATCTATATCAATAGTTGTATCACCAACAGCATGAACTCCATTTACATTGATAGTTGTATTTTCATTTCCCTGTGCGTTTAAATAGCTAGGGAAGGTTATAGTGAAATCTTCTTTCTGTGAGCGTTGTTTTATAATAAATGCTTGTATTGGTGCAAATGTAGATCGTGGCATTAGCGGATAACTAACTGTAAAACTCCATCTTTGACCATCTATTTGCCTTCTAAATGTTTTACCGCTATCAGTTGTAGAAACTAATGTACGTTGTTCACTCTTAACATTTATCGCATCAAATGATGTATCTGGCAATGCTCCACTCATACTATTGCCTGTCTGCCTGTTTCATTTACAGCACTATTAATCATATTTACTATTACACCTCTACTATTAGTTAATAGTTCATTGAACCCTCTAGCATCAACTGTATTAATATTAAAGTTTACATTTACAGGTTTGTTACTTCCCATTTGATTATTGGCTACAACTTTTCCAGAACCACTTGGCACAAACATCTCTGGCCCTTTTTCTCCGACCATATATGCTTGACCTTTATTAACTGAACCACCTCCAGCTCTATAACTAGTAGATTTAATTTGTGCAACCATAGCCATACCTTTTGCTAATGCACTTGCACTAACAGCAATATTAACAGGAAAAGGAAATTGACGAAATGCTTTACTTGCCGCAGTTACAGCTTCAATAGTTGCTTCTGCTATTCTAATTCTTTTATATGCTTCAAAAGCATTTTTATTCATACCACTTAATGTTTGTAAAGCATCTTTAGTATTTGTTTGAATAGTTTCTAAACCAATTTTATTAAGTCTTACTTTTTCATCTGCTTCTGCTTGAGCAATTTTTTTGTTCATATCAGCTCTTTTTTGATTAGCCTTAATTGATTCTGCTGTTGCTAATGCTTCTGCTTCCATAAGAGAAGTAACAGCCATTGTTTGAACTTGAATAGCTTCTCCTAAATCTTTTTTTTCTTTTATTAATCTATTAATTATTGCAATTTGTTTTTCATATTCAAGATTTTCATTAGCTAATAATGTTAATTGCAAATTAAGATGTTGCAAATATTCTGGGTCAGTTATTCCATCAAACTTTTTCTTGTACTCTTCCATAGTAAGTACATTTTCTGTCATTGCTAAATTAATTTTATTAATACTGTCTGTAAGCTCCATCCAAGTTTGTTTTTCAAACTCTTTTGTTATACCTATTGCTTCCATTTTTGCTTGGTCAAAAGCTTGAGCAATTTTAAAAACAGCAGTGGCTAATAATGTTATTGTTGTTATTTGTGGTGCTAAAATTAATGCCATTCCAGCAACAGCAATACCAAACAATTCAATATTCTCAGCCGCACCTTTTCCAAATTTAACTATATTTTTTAATGCACCAGCTAAGTTTTTTCCTATTGACTCTGCTAATGTTTTTATTTCTTTTTCATTGTCTTTTATAAAATCATCTAAATCACCAAATTGTCTTTTTAATTCTGGAAAAAATCCAGCATCTAAAATATCTCTTTTAAATTGAAAAAATGAATCTCCAATCATTGAAAGAGTACCTTCAAATGTTTTTGCTAATTCATCTGTTGCTTTTCCAAATCTTCCATTTGCTCCAAATACTTTTTCAAATGCTAATGCTGTTTCTTCTGCTGTAACAGTAGCACCAGCTTTAAATCCTAATAAATCTCTAACACCTTTTTCTCTAAATAAATCAGCACTAGCTATACCAGCAGATAATGATCGTTGTATTTGTTCAGATGTAGTTCTAAAATCAAGTCCTGTAACAGCCGCTACATTACCTGTTATTTCCATAATATCTGCTAATTCTTCAGCATCTTTAGATACAACAGATAATACACCAGCTCCTTGTTGTATTTGCTCTAAACTAAATGGTACTTTTGCGGCAAATTTTGCCATTTCATCAAAGGCTTTTGCTCCTTCTTCTGCACTACCAAATAAAAATTTAAGTCTAACTTTAAGTGATTCTATTTCTTTACCTGTATTAACAAGGCTACGAATAACTAATCCACCACCTAAACCTACTAATGCGTTTCTTACATTAAATACAGATGCTTTAACTCTATCTAAACTACCTCTGACTCCTTGTAAGGCTCGTTGCGATTTATCCTTTGCAACTATATCTATATTAACTCTTTTTGTAGCCATTAGCGGTTCATCATTTGTTGTTGTTTGGCTTTATCATGTTGTATTTCAAAATAAGCCAACCACATATTAAACTCTTGAACTGGCATTTGCAATACATCTCTAATAGACATATGCAATCGTTCAGCCAATGCTATGATAGAATATAGTTCTGGGTCTGAGTTTACTTTTTTTTAAGGTCTTGAATACTGTCTTGTGCAAGTATCTCTGAAGCAACTCTAGAAATAACATCAGTATCAGCTTTTAATTTAAACTTAGGCTTGTGAGATAAATCAAACATTTTATCACCACTTTTTGTTTCAGCTTTTTGAATTATAACATCTACTAATACGTTTAAGTCTGAGTCATTAGCACCCTTAAATATTCGTGCTTTTTCGTTCATTGTAAAAGGGCGAACATAAATTGCTTTGTCGCCCTCTAAACCCCATTCTGGTACTTCTATTATTTTAACTTCTAAGCTATCAAAATGACTTACGACACCTTGAAAGTAATCAATTTTTTCTGGCATTTAATCCTTATGATACTGTGCTATGCGTTACTCCACCACTAAATTGAATATTGAGTGTTCTTGAAATTATTCCGTCCATTGTTACAGCCACATCAGCACCTGTTACAATTCCAGTACCATTGTAGTATTTATCACCACTATCTGCACCTTCTGGATATAATTCAATAGTTGCACTTGAGCCAACATCTAATGCTTCTTGCCCATTGGTATCTGTTTCGTCCCAATGACATTCAATAGTTGCAGTAGCGTCACCTCTTAATGCAATGTATGATTTATTTGAATCAGTTAAAGATGTATCCTCAACTGTGTCTTGTGTTTCGTTGAGGGTAAACCCCGTGACTTCAGCTACGGTCGCTGATCCCACTTTTACCACCCCACTTGTTCCAACATGAGTTGCCATAATTTACTCCTCGTTTGTTTCTTCAGTTTCAACATCAACTTCAACTTTTTTTGCAGTTGATCTAGAAACTTTTTTATCAATTTTAAAACCATTTGCAAGATATTTATCTAGCTTGTCGTCTGGTATCTCTATCTGGTCTTTGCCATCTGGAAAATATATTTTAATTCTTTTAGCCATTATGCAGTCCCCCTTACAAATTCATATAAAACTCTTACAACAATTCTTATACCACCATAAGGAAAAAGTACACCTTCATCAGTATTTGCTTCTATTACTTGAGTATTTAAAGCATTACCATTTCTTGTAATGTCAGCATCTAATGTTTCCTCAATAACTTCAATGAGTTGATTGCGTAGAGTATCTATGTTGGCTGTTGTACCTTTAACAAAGCCTACTATTAAGAAATCTATAGTTCCTTGTCTTTTTCCTGTACCTACATCACCTAATGAAAGCATCTCTCTTGTTTCATCTCCTGTTTGCACATAAGCGGCTGGGAATTGAGCATTACTTAATTCTTCTGGTTCAAAAGGTTCTCTTTTAATTAGCTTTAGTTCAATAGGACTAGAAACAGCATCTAGTTTTGTAATTATATCTCCAGCAATACTTTCTCGTTTACTCATAATCTAATAGCCTTGTTAAATATCTCTCTTATCTTATCTTCATCTCTTCGTCCAATAGCAAAGAATGGTCTTTGTGGCATTTTACCATGTCCTGTATCATGGAAGAAAGCCTTTTTATTTTCTTCTTGTCTGCGGAAGAATAATGTTGCTTTATTTCTTGTTGCTTTAAAAGTTAATGATCTAAACATTCTACCAGTATCAGTTAAATCTACGAATGATATTTGCCTTCCTCTTTTGGCTCTATCTTTTCTAGCTGATTTTGAATAAGGTCTAAATCTACCTCCATCTGGCATTTGACCTTTTTGTGTCTTATCAGTTATTTGTTGAATACCATAAGCTGACGCTTGAGATAAACCTTTTTGAATATTGCTTGGTATTTTTCTTTGTAAGGATTTAATGTAATTAGTAACTTCTATTGTATTAGCTGTTACTTTAATATCTGCTACCATTACCTAGTAAGGCGTAATGTATGTATAGCTTCTTTTTCTGAAGCTGATACTGTTCCTCCTCCATCTTCATCATATTCAACACCATCTCTTAATATAGCTTGAAACTCTTCTGCATATCTTGATCTATAATAATCTATTTGAACTTGGAAACTATCTTTGCCTTCACCTGTATCTGGGTCACGCCATTTAGTAAGCTGGGGAAATATGTAATCTGCAAATGCCTTATAACAAGTTGCTCTTCTCCATTGTGTTGTTGTGAGTTTAGAGTTTGTCATTTCTATTGAAGTAACTTTAGTTATATCTTTATAACGTACTGTGTGGCGGTATCTTTCCCACCATTCTTCTCTAATTTGTCTTAAAACATCATCTTCAGCGTGTTGAAGTTGAGTATCCCATGAAGCAATACCATAAGCCGCTATATCTGGCTGGTATTCTTGCAAATGAGATAATGCTACACTAAAAACAGTTGTTGTCATTATCTACCAGCTATACATTGACCATTACAATTACACATCTTTAACTCTTTTCTTTTTTTTAGGTGTACTCTTTTTTTCTTCACTATACAATTTAAAACCTCTGTACTCCCACATCTTTTGATTTTTTTCCCAATCTGCTTCGGGTCGTTCTATTATCTTTGACCCTTTAACTAATTTTATCATCATAAACTCCTGTGAATAAAGGGGGTTATTAAACCCCCTTGTATTAATTAATTTATTGGATTGAAGAGTCTGCGATTACTTCTACTCCGTAAGAGTCATGTAATTCACCTACCCCATAAACGGCTGTCGCAACGATTTCATCAGCTCTTAATGAAGCGTCCCTTTGCGTTTCAATCTTAATGTCTTGCATCATTGCTAGACCTAAAGCGTCTTTGTGGAACATTCCGCCTTTGTAATCTCCAGCAGTTCCAGTATTTGACATATTACCTGTTTCAAATATTTTGACACCAGCAATCTGACCAATGAAACCATTTCTCAATGCTTCATTTGATAGATCAGTTGATAAACCAGCAAAAGTATTTGTTAATCCAGATTTAAGATCAAATGCTACTTTAGGGTGTAATACAAGATAAGTTTCATCAACTGGCAGTCCAGCCGCTCTTAAAGTTGACGCCGCATTGAATACAGTTGCCGCAGATAATACCGCACTATCAGTTCCAACAGCAGTTGAAAAACCATCAAATAGAGCAAGTAAGTCTTGATCCATTTTTTTAGCGATTGCTTCACCAAATAATCTACCAATATCAGCCGCAACATTTCTTGGTGCTGAATTTCTTGCTAGATCAGTAAGTGTAGTCATTACCCCTACTTCACTTGCTGTAATCGTAACTGAAGTTGGATTTATTGCAGTATTTGCAAGATCAGCCGCTTCATTTACAGCCCCAGCCGCAACAGCCGCATAAATCGGCACTTCTACAGATTTACCGCCACCAGCGATTGTATAATTTTTTACTAAATTTCTCATTATAGATTTCTCTTGAATGACAAATTGTGCTTCTGCTACTATCTCAGTATATAGTTCCGATAGCGTGGAACTTGTTGATTCATCAGCCATAGCTAACTCCTTTTAATATTATGTTAAATTAATGACAGATGGCTTTCCATCTCTTTCCTTCTTATATTCAGCATAACGCTTTCTATCGTCTGGGTTTGTCATATCTAAATCCGCAATATTAAAAGGTTTTGCGTTTACCTTACCCACATTAGCCACACTTCCACTCCCAGAAGGAGTTGCCGCTTGAAAGTGAGGGTTCTGCGTAATGAACTCTTGAACATAATCATCTACACTCAATAATTCTCCTTTAGAATTATATCTTGGTTGATTATTTTCTGCAAGTATTTCTACACGCCCATCTTCATTTAGTTTAACTTTACCTTTGAGAAGGTTTGTTACTTGCTCTGGATTGATTGCTTTATTCTTAACTGCTGAATTTACTAAAGCGTCATTTACTTTTGTTTGCTCTAGTTGTTTTTGTAATGCTGTTTTTTCTTCATTAAATTTATCAGCTTGTTGTTTTAATAAATCTTCAAATTCTCCACGCTGTTTTTTTCGTTCTACCTCTTGCTCTTCTTTTTCTTTTAAAGCTGTTTTAGCTACATCAAGATTATCTGTTCCAAGTTCTTTATATATCTTAGATCGTTCTCTTGCTAATCTAGCTTTGATTGCGTCTTGTAATTGCTTTTCATTATATAAATTTTCTTCTACTTTTGTTTCTTCAACTGCTTCTACTGGTGCAGTTTCTTGAACCGTATCCGTTTTTTGCTCGTCAGCCATAGTCACTCCTTAGTTAGTTTTTTGCAAGTATAAACTAGATTTCTACAACTGGCAACCAAGTGTGTCTGCATCTATAACCACCTCTAACAATAAATGGGTCACCTTCAGATTTACCAGCCCAAGAGCCTTGCCATATTCTTCTAAGTTCTTCTTCAGTATAAATTTTTCCAACATGAGTTTTACAATGTTTTCTGCTATCTCTTACTAATGTTCCTGTATATTTAAACTTATTTAAACCAGCTTCTTTTGCTTTAAATACTGTGAATTGACCATCAAATTGCATAACGCTATCATGGGCTATCTGTGAAGCATATCCACTCATAGTTCTTCCACGTCTATCTACATCTCCAGAAATTAACCCCTTAATATCTTTAACCATCTCTTCAAATGGTTTACCAGCAATAGCGTTTTGATAAACATTATTACTTATTTCAGTAAGGTATCTATTAGCAATATCTTGATAACCACTAAAACTTTGAAACTTTAATTGAGTTATGGTGTCTAAATCAACTTGAGTTAGTGTTTTAAAATTATCTGGAATATTAAGTTCTCCAAACTCTTCCATAAAAGAACTAACAATCCTATCATAATCTCTTACGTTTGTGTCTGCGGAAATAGAATAAGTTTCTTCAATAAATTGTTTTATGTTTGGTCTTAACTGAACAGCTATTTGTGTTGTAATTATGTCTTGTTCATTAACTGCTCTAGAAATATCTGCTATTATTCTTGCTTCTAAATCTTCTAATGTTCTTTTGATTTGTGCTTCGTGTTGATCAGCTAATCTTTCTATAAATGGATTTCTTGACATTATACATTAAAACCTTTTCTCCAAGATTTTAAAGCCCAATAGACAGGGGCTAGGGTTTTTTGTCCTCGCACCTTCTTGAGAATAGCCCCATGTCTTGCTAAGAAACTTTTTTGTCTAGCTGGGTTAGACTTCTTAATCTTCATATTAGGGTCACCAAATCTAACCTTCTTTACATTACCAGTTGATCTGTCTTTAACATACACCCCAAACTTCTTACGCTCTCCAGAAGTTCTAAAGGGTTTATTTAATTTAACTGATCTGCCTTGATACTTAGCCATTATTTTTTCTTCTTTTTTCTTAAATCTAAATCATGTTTTCTTGAGCCACGCAAAAAAGAATTAACTCTACCCATAGACCATGCCGCCATAGGAACTCTTCTAGAACCAGCACTAAGAAAAGCACCTTGACCTCTTCTGTAAACTTTAGCTAATGTTCCATAAGTAAATCTCTTGGACGCTTTAGCTTTACGCCTAAGTGTTGCTTTTGTACTTGCTGATAAAGGTTTTCTAAACTTACTAGCCATTATGCTTTGCTCCTACTTCTCAATAAGTTCTTCGGAATAAAGCCACCAGATTTATATAATGATGATACTCTCTTAATTAACTTGGCTCTCTTTTTTCTTTTCTTACCCTTTAATCCAGATAAATACTTCTTTGGAAGTCCTGTACTTTTGTCTTTAGGTGTTGCTCTACGCTTCTTCGCCATTGTCATCTGTAGGTAATGTTGTTGAGAATTGACCAATAGCTGTTGTACTA